CGTAGTGGCGGCTTTCGAGTTCCGTGCCGAGATCGTTCGGGGTGCCTTCGGCCAGGTCTGCGATCATGTCCAGGGCGCAGAAAAGCTGAGACAGTTCGTAATGAACGTCATCGGTCAGCGCATAGTGCGGAGAGATGTGGGGAGTATCGGGGCGCGGGGGTGCTGCGCCTGAAGCTGATGTCTTCATGGTCGGTCTGCTCGTATTTGAATGAACTCGACCGTCAGCTGCAAATCTGAGGGTGGCCGAGCATAGCGGGTTTGCAGACCGCGCACGAGCAAACGGCGAGCCTTTCGGCTCCCCACTACGCCCGACCATAGAAAAAGCGCTCGACACATGGGTGCCGGCAGCGCTTCGGGCGCTCGTTACGGTGCGGCTGCAAATCCGCATCCCTGTCGTTTTCACAGAGACGGGGACAGATTTGCGCCGATTGCGCCCGCGTGTCAAGAATAACGTGGGTTGTAGGTTGGAGGGATGATTCTCGTGAAAGTTCGGATGGGTGCGGTCTTGGTGGCCGCTATGGTTGTCGTTGGCGGCGGAGCAGGGGCTGCGCAGAAGGCTCCGGCGCAGGTGGCCAAGGTCGAGGTGGTCAACACCGTTCAAACCAGTGAGGTTGAGAGGGCCGTTCAGCCCGATCCGACCGTTGCGCCGTGTGCCCCCGGCAGTGACAACCGGAACTCTGATCTGTGTGCTCAGTGGAAGGCGGCGGATGCTACCAGAGAGGCTACGGACGTTGCTATGGCTGCGCTGGCGCTGGCCATGTTTAATCTGGTCGTGGGAGCCGTGCTGGGTGGGGCTACGCTGTATTTTTTGGTCAAGACGTTTGAGGCAACTGCTGCGAATGCGCAGGCCGCTAAGAGTGCTGCAGAAGCGGCTGAAAAAGCTGTAATAATAACTGAGCAACAGGGGGCTATTGGAAACCGTGCTTGGCTGTCCGTAGAAACGAAAACTTCTCCGTTTATTGCTTTCAAAAATAAGGATGGAAATATTGAAAGTCTCAAAGCAGATATAACTTGCCAAATTAAGAATACAGGCAAAACTCCTGCAATTGATGTCAGGTTCTATGTGCGTGCTGAAGTGTTTTCTGCGGACATGGGAACCGATGAGGAAATCCGAGACAAAACAATTTATGAATCCATTGTAAGCTATGAAAGTGATAGTGATTATGAGTGGGAAGATAGACCTTCTGCGGGGAACGCTATCTTCCCAGGGGGAAAACTGAAGGTTGAAAAAACTGTAGTAGTTAAATGGGCCGATCTTGCTGATTATGTACAAGTTGGTCGACCAGATTTTATGATATCGGGTTGTGTTATTTATAAGGTGCTGCCAGATCAGGCCATGAAATATACGGGGTTTGTGTATTCTGCTCAAGCTAGACACGACTATAGCATTTGTGGTGTCAACACTGGCGCTAAGGGGGTAGAGATTAATCAGATGCCTAGTATTGATTCTGTCTTTTGAGAAGCGCTTTCGGACGCCAGCGGTGTGGCGGCGCCCGAAATTTCCGCCATTGAGAGTGGCAAGCGGCGCGGAAGCGTCGATACGCTCAAGGCGCTGGCTAAGGCGCTTGGGTGTCCGCTGGATATGATCGCGGGCGAGTAGGGCGGTCATTACGCGGCCTCCGTCTGATCGGCGAATTTATCGGTTTCGTTGCCCCATACGTCTGCGCCTGCCCAAGGTTCGCGGGCAAAGAGTTCGCATTTGAAGGCTTGGGGCAGGAGGGTGTCGAGGATTTCGCGGGCTTCGGGCGGTTTGCGGCTGTGTTCGCGGCGCAGGCCTTCGATGGTGTCGGGGAAGGCATCAAGGGCGGCGGCGATGATTTCGTTGCGTACCGATCGGCTGCGGAGATCAGGGCGACCTATGGTGCCGATCAGGAAGGGTTCCGTGCTTGAGCGGAAGATATAGCCGGTGCCGAAGGCGCTTTTGCCGGTCGGGGTCTTTTTGAACCAGGCACCGGCGGTTTTGTATTCAAAGCCCCATGCTTCCATGACCTCAAGAGCCTGAGGCATATGCGGCCATGTCGTCCACATGAACAGCAGGCATTCACCGGACGCCAGTTTATTGACCGGCAAGGCCTTAATGTCATCCAGTGACATGGTGCTGTAGTGGCCTTCGGGGGATTTGCCGTGGCCTTTTTGGGAGTACATTTTGTACGACCACGGCGGGTCGGCCAGAATGGCCCCGTATTTCAGGGGCGTGAGGTCGCCGAAGGGCCAGTCCATTGTCACAGGCCTCCGATAGCCGACAGGTAGAGGTCGAGCAGGGCGTCTTCTTCCTCAAGCTGAACCTTATCTTTTTTACGTAATGCTATGATCCGTTTTAGGATTTTGGTGTCAAAACCCTCGCCTTTGGCTTCTTCGTAGACTTCCTTCAGGTCGGCGCTGATGGCGGCCTTGTCTTCCTCAAGGCGTTCAATGCGTTCGATGATGGTGCGCAGTCTGCCCTGGGCGGCGGCGGTGATAGTGTCGGGGTGTTGGTCGGACATGGTCTATTCCTCAGGGAGGGATTTGGGAGAAGGGGCGGGTAAGGCGGCGGCGTCATTTGCCGGTTCGGGCGGGGGGATTTTCTTGCGCCTTAGGGGGTCGACCGGCCCATAGGCCGATGGCGACAGAGTTTTGACGTAGGCCAGATTGGCTTCCCATGTTTGCCCGCACATCACGTTTTCGCAGCGGTAATAGATGCGGCGCAGGGTGTGGGTGATTTCCTTAGAGGCGGCGACCTTACCGTCCGCTCCGCAAACGGGGCAGCGCATGAAGGGATCACGTATCAGCTTGCGGGGCGGTTTGGGTTTGGTCACGCGGTCACCTCATAAGGGGTGCCGGCGCGGCGCAGCTCATCGACCTTACGCCTGAGCATCAGGGCTTCGCGGTCATAGAGGTCAAGCATGGCGTTGACGAAATCAATCGCCCCCTCAGAGCCATAGATGACGTGGCCGGAGGCAAAGGTCAGGGTGCGCAGACGTGAGGGGAGCACGTCCTCAGGCAGGGGGAGGCCTGAGGACGCGCCGCCGGTTGCCCCTGAGGGCTGGGGGGTGTGGGGGGCAACCGGTGTCGGGGTGTGGGTTATGGTCTCAGTCATGGTCTCAGTCATGGGCGCGATTTACCCGTGTCTGGCGTTTCAGGGCGGCGATGGTTTTGCCAAAGGCGGCATGAGCGTCTTCGGCTTCCTTCAGGGCAGCTTTGGGGTTGCCGCCATTGGTCAGGCCGAGCAGTGCGTCGATCGCTTCGCCGCTTTCGCGGGCGGCTTCGCGGGCGAGGGCGACAAGGCTGTCTTCGTCGGTGGGCCAGTTTTCAATATCGAGGCGCAGGGCGTAGGCCTGAAAGAGCGGTGCGCCTTCGCCACCGGCGCGACGGAAGGCCAGATCAAGCCGGATGGCGTCGCGCAGCGAGATTTCGCGTTCGGCATCGGGGTCTGCGTATTTGCGCATCGTCCATTCGGATTTTCCGGCCACGGTCGCGCAGCCGTCCCAGCCAATGAGGTCGGCAATGCGGGACAGGGCGCGATAAACGGTAAGCGGCGGTCGGGCTTTGGTCACGACGCCCCCCACAGAAGGGCGCAGAGGCCGCCAAAGAAGGCGACGCAGCTCAGGTCCGAGGCGATGGAATGCGCCCAGAAGCGGTGACGCGCCGTGATCTGAAAGACATGCGGGGCCGGACGCGGACGGACATAGGTGAGGGCACGCATCAGGCTGCCCTCAGTTCTGAGGTGTGGGGGATGTCGGCCATGAGGCGATGGCCGAGGTGGGCGAAGGTGCGGAACAGGGGCGCGTAGTGGCGGCTTTCGAGGTCCGTGCCGAGATCGTTCGGGGTGCCTTCGGCCAGATCGGCGATCATATTCAGGGCGCAGAAAAGCTGAGACAGTTCAAAGTGAACGTCATCGGTCAGCGCATAGTGCGGGCGTATATGGGGAGTGTCGGGGCGCGGGGGTGCTGCGCCTGAAGCTGATGTCTTCATGGTCGGTTCGCTTGTACCAAAGGTTAGCCGACCATCAGCTCTCACACGGGTGATCGGACGCAGCGGGTGTGAGAGGCCGCGTACAAGCGAACGGCAGACCCGAAGGTCTCCCGCCACGCCCGACCATAAGAAAAGCGCCGGACACGAGGTGTCGGCAGCGCTTCGGGCGCTTGTACGTATGCGGCTCTCACACCGCATCTCTGTCGTTTTCACAGAGACGGGTACAGATTTGCGCTGATTGCGCCCGCGTGTCAAGAATAACGTGGGTTGTTGGCGGTGGGCGCGCATCAGGCGATCCCCCTTATGTCCAAAATCGCGTCCTTATTGCCGTATTCCCCGTTATCCCATTCGGATAGGTCATCATGACGGATGGACAGGATTTGGCGAGGATAGATGTCAGGACGCAGATCATGGGGCGAAACGCCGGTGGCCGCTGAGGCCTTGAGGACAAATTCAGCCGGCATCTGTTTTGAGGATTGCACCCATTTCCAGACGGCGGCCTGTGAGACGCCGCAGATAAGGGCAAGGGCCGATTGCGAACCGGCGGCGGCCACAGCGGCCTTGAGGGCTTCGAAACGTGTCAGGGGCATGGGTCAGTATCCGGGCAATTGTTCGATTGTGTCGAATGCGTCGGGCAAGGCATCGATGGCCTCGGGGAGACAGGCTTTGAGCTTGGGGTTTTCCATGAGCCTGATGACTTCTGTTTCTCCGCCACGGTTCCATGCTTCGAACATAGCAAGGCCTATGGATATGGCGGATGCCGTGTTGATTTGCCGACATGATGGGGGCGGGCGATCTTCTATTAATTTTAAGACGGCATGGGCGGCCATGTCACATGCCGGTGAGTACCCAATGCCCAGTTTATGGAAAGCTGCGTCCTCGATCACTTCTGAGAGGTCATGGATATATCCCTTCGCATCACGTGCGTGTTTCTGGCCGGGGAATTGGGGGCGAGGTCGGAACATGGGTCAGGCCTCAGGCTGGCGCGGATCATGCAGATGGGGGCGATGCACGAGATCGGACAAGCCGCCATTTTCGATAGTCGGGGGATCAAAGGGTGTGGTCATGGGAACCTCCATGACTTTAGTTATGGCAACTGCTATAGATTCGTCAATAGCTAATGACAAATTGATGGGTATGGCAGCCGCTATTAGCCTTTCACTATGAGCAAGGCTGTTGTGATTCCAGAGCGCCTCCGAGAGAGGCTTGAAGCCATGGGGCAGTCGCAAGCTGGCCTTGCGCGTAAAATTGGTGTTGCTCAGGCTACTATTGCTAAATTAGCTTTAGGCGAGCGCGGAGGATCAAGGTTCCTTCATGAAATTGCACGGGAATTAGGAACCACGCCGAGCTATCTAACGGGGCAGACAGACGATCCAGCCGAAGGCGCATTGCCAAGGCCAACCCCTGAACTGCTGTCAGAACAGCTTGATGTTGTTCAGGTTGCGCAGATTGATCTGACGTTTGGCATGGGTGGCGGGGCGATATATGACGCGCCGGTCGAAGCCGAAACCATGTCGTTTTCAAGAAACTGGATCAGACAGTTCACGTCGGCACCGCCGGAACAGCTTTTCTTTGCGCGTGGGGCGGGCGATTCGATGTTCCCGACCATAGGCGACGGCGATGTGGTGTTGATCGACGGCAGCCAGAAGGCTCCGACTATGGCCGATCAGATATGGGCCATCGCTCAATATGGACATGGGATGATTAAGCGGCTCAGGCCCACGGCCGAAGGCTACAAGATTTTATCCGATAACCCGAACGTCCCTGCCGATGTGGCTGCCGATGGCTCAATGGCCATTGTCGGACGGGTGATCGCGGTTGTGAGAAGGATTTGATGAGATGGGGGAGCCGCTATGACTAAGGGGCGTTATACCGAGGCGCACATTGAGCGCAGTATTTCCACGTTGGAAAAGCGTGTTGAGGCATTGAAGGCGCTGGACGTCAAATCGTTATCGAGTTTTGGCGATCCTCAGATTGAAGCATTAGCTTCTCTGATACGAGCTTCGTTGATCCAAGCATTTGGCGATGGGACAAGTGAGTTTATGGCTTTTGCAGGTGCGGCTACGCTTAGGCCTACCTCATCAGTCGCAATAACGGGCGTCAAAAGTGAAAGATTTCAATCCCGATTTAAGAACATAATATCCCAATCAATCAGTAAGTTAGATGCAGCTATAACCTTTCTAAATGAACAGCGTGATCAGGAAGAAAATATTCAAGACGCTAATTCTGGTGTCGATTCAAAAAAAGTATTCATCGTTCATGGCCATGATAAAGAAGTGAAGTTGGATGTTGCAAATTTTCTGAATGGAATTGGTCTTCAGCCTATCATTCTTCATGAGCAGGCAAATAAAGGTCAGACGATTATTGAGAAGCTGCACCGGCACAGTGACTGTGGGTTTGCAGTGGTTTTGTTAACTCCGGACGACGTCGGGGGCGAAAATGATGCCTCTCTGCAACCGCGCGCGCGTCAGAATGTAATATTGGAACTGGGGTATTTTATAGGGTGTTTAGGTCGCGACAAGGTTAGCGCGCTCATAAAGGGTGTCGTCGAAACGCCCTCTGATTTTGATGGTGTTGTTTATACGGAAATGGATGCTGGCGGGGGGTGGAAGTTCCAATTGTTACATGAACTAAGTGCAGCAGGATACGACGTCAAGCTGAGTAAAGCGACGGCGATTCAATGATGCCGACCATTGGGCCGCGCGACGTCCTGCTTGGCGACCGCAGCCAAAACCAGCCGGTGAAATCAGATCAGATATGGGCGCTGACGCAATATGGCCACGGCATGATCAAGCATCTTCGGGCCACGGCGGAGGGCTATACGATCCTGTCGGATAATCCATCCGTCCCACCGGATACGGCAACGGACGGTTCCATGCACGTCATCGGTCGCATCGTGGCGGTCGTAAGAAGGGTTTAAGAAGAAGGGAGGGGGCTAAGATGTTACTTTTAGCGACTCGTCCTGTAATTCAGGCCAAATTAATTTTGGAATTTTGACTAAAAAAATAACGCCTATCCATTTTTGAGAAAATCGGTTCATTTCGAAAAAAAACGGAACGATGTCAATAGATTGGCCAGAATTATTTAGTGCTGTCCCGAATTGGATAAAGTTGGATAGCGTATTGATTTTTTAAATAACTTTTGGCATAGATGGCCCTAATAAGACCCGCCACGCCTCGGACGGAACTTCGGTTCCGAAACTGCGCACCCCGGCGGGTTTCTGCTTTTCAGGCATCCTCTTTGTGGTAAATGATGCCTTATGAAATTTCACAAACCGTCGCTATCTATTGATGATCAAATCGCTTTGTTGCAACGCAGAGGGATGGAGATAGGTGATGATGAGCGGGTAAAGCACTATCTTCACCATGTAAGCTATTATCGGCTTCGGGCATATTGGTTGCCGTATGAGGTGATTTGCCCCAGAGCAGGGGATCATGTGTTTGCAGAAGGGACGTCTTTTGATGATGTCCTGAGGCTGTATATTTTTGACCGGCAATTACGTCTTTTGATTATGGACGCTGTGGAACGGATTGAGGTTTCGCTGAGGGGGGCGTGGGCCTATCATATGGCGACCAAATACGGCCCGCATGGTTATGTTGATCCGAGTCTGTATGATCGGCCTGACAGGTATGCCAGGGCATATTCGGCTCTTATTGAAGAGGTCAAGCGCTCCAAAGACACCTTTGTTGTGCATTATCGATCAAAGTACACAGAACCAACGGATTTGCCCATATGGATGGTGGCGGAAGTGATATCGTTGGGGCAGCTTTCGAAATGGGTGTCAAACCTCAAGTTGCGGGCAGACAGGAAGGGCGTTGCCCAACCCTATGGTGTGGATGAAAGGGTGTTGACCTCATTACTGCACCATCTGACCTATGTGCGGAATATCTGTGCCCATCATGGCAGGCTATGGAATAAGCAATTCACTGTCACGATGCAGGTGCCTAATTCACCGGCATCTCTTAGGCTGAACATGAATCCTGCGTCAGATCGTAAAATATATAACACATTGACCTTTATGATTTATCTGATGAAAATTGTCGCTTCAGGGTCAAGTTGGCGGGCGCATTTACTGGAACATGTCAAGACGTGTCCGCTTGGGGTTACAGAGCATATGGGGTTTCCACCGGATTGGCTCTATCGGCCATTGTGGAAGGCATAGGCTATTCTTTTTCAGAGGAGGACGCCATGAAGACACCCGATCAAAACCCGCAGGTTGTTTTTATGATCGAGGCTGTGGTTAAGCTGCTCATGCAGGAGGGGCGCACGCGGCATGAGGCCATTTTAGATGCGATGCTGTTTTTGCGACGGTTGAAAAATACCGCCGCAGATTAAGATCATCCATATTGCATGAGGATATGCTCGCAAAAGTTGACTTTTTTCAAAAAGCTGTTTATGCGGGTGCTTCATTGAGCATGGGGGATATGATGATACCTAATCTTGTCGATGCCTATGTCGGGCACAGGCTGCGTCTGCGCTGTCAGGAAGCGGATATTTCCACGCATATGCTGGCTGAGGTTCTGGGGGTGCCTGAGGTCAGGGTGGTGAATTACCAGAAGGGGCATATCCGGATCGGCGCTGTGCATCTGATGCGTATCGCCCGTGCCCTGAGGGTATCTGTTGGGTATTTTTTTGAAGGCATGGATACAGAAACAGGCGCGGTAACAAAGGCACCGCGCCTGAGGTTGGTTAAGTAAGAGACGGTTGCAAAAGGTCGTTTTCTGGTCTGCAAAGGCGCGTCTTCTGCGCTTCCGATGCTCACGTACTTTAGAGCATGTTCCGTTCAAAATGAATCGGAACAACGCTCTAACTTTTTGTTTTAACGCGCTTTTGAATCCGAAAAGTGCGTCACACTTTTCGGAAAGCGCTCTAGTACGCTGCGCTTCGGTTCTCGCAGACACGCCTTTTCGCCTCAGACTCCAACCTTTTGAAAACCGTCTCTAAGGCCTGAAGAACTGGCGTCAGGCTCTTTTTTGCGCAACCATTTCCATGCGGTGCCGACGTTCGGCAATATAGGCTTCGGCCAGATCGTCATGGTATTGTTTCATCCGGTCGGCATAGGCGTGCAGCTTCTTTTCCCTCAGCTGCTCGGTGAGGCTATCCATTATTTCAATAGTGGTTTCGACCAGGGCATCCTGACTGTTTCTAAGCGACATTGAGAACTCCTTTTTGGGCGTACAGGCCGAGTCCGAGAACGTCCGAGACACCATGCAGACGTTCGACGTTTTCAAGGTGGTGTGGGGATATGTTGATGGCGGCCGCCTGCACCTTTTTGTGGTCGCCGATCATCTGAGGGTTGCCCAGACGATCCAGAGTGATGCCGTTGCGTTCAAAGACAGAGCGCAGAATCAGGGTCGGCATAACCCCGATTATCCGATCCGCCCCGACATGCAGGCCGAATTCGACATAGCCGCAGGCCAGTTCAATACATATCCTGCGGCGCAGTTCCGCAGGCAGGCGGCTGTCGATTGTACAGCGTGTGCCTTCCCAGATATTCGATCGGGAAAAAAGGGTGTGATCGTCCACCAGTTCGGGAAAATGATCCTGTAACATGCAGCCGGTTTCAATCGGGGTGAAGCGGCTCAGGCCCAGAACGGTCTTATTATCTTCGGTATAGACAATATATTGGGTCGATAGATTGTCGTATTCATCGAATTCCATGCCGTTGTAGAATTTGACGTCATATCGCTGTCGTTCAAGATATTCCCTGTTCCTCAGTTGAAACTGACTGAAAAACAGGTCTGAATTTTTTGAGATGGTTTTGTAGCTCAGTATTTTTAACATCACGCCCTCCGTGTCGCCCGTAGCTATGGTTAACAGAGGGGTTGGGTGCCGCTACTACCAGATTTGGTGGGGAGGAAGAATATCACAGTTCTATGATGTCGAGGTCGTAGGCCTTGAGGACGGCTTCTATGCTGGTGTTTACATTCAGCTTCAGGAAGATATTTCTCAGGTGGTAATTTACCGTGTTGTGGCTGATGTTCAGCCGGTCGCCCGCTTCTTTGGCCGTCAGGCCCGCCGCTATCCATTTCAGGACTTCGGTTTCCTTATCGGACAGGATCGAGAAGGTAGGGGTTTCGCGGGTCGGATTGATAACCAGACGTTTGTAAACGGTATAGAACTGATTGGCGTAGGCCTGAAGGAGGTCGATGTTCGGGTGCGGCCTGTGGCTTGCTTCCGAAGTGGCCAGGGCGATGCCTGCAATCTGATGGCGTGAACCTGCGAAGGGGATACCCAGACCATGATTCAGTCCGGCGTCTTCGGCCTGTCGCAGAAAGCTGGTCTGTCTGCGATCCAGACTCCATTTGCGTTCCAGATCGGCCCAGCGAAACGGGCCGTAGGTGCTGACGGCACAGCGCAACACCGGATCGATGCGCATGTAATCCTGTGCGATATAGTATTGTTGCCATGTTTTGGGATAGGTGCTGAAAAGGCCAAAGCCGGTGCAGCCGTCAGGCAAATCGGGATCCCGTTTTACCGAAAAATTCACCCGGTCATAGCCATGCAGGTTCATGGCAGACTGAAGCAGATCATACAGGCCGCCAATGGTCAGGCATTCATTCGTTGCCTGAACGAAGGATTCGAAGCTGCGCCCCTGACTGAATGGCATTTCGTTCCCCCCAATTACACGGAGTCGTAAGATACAGCCCTGAATTGAGAGGTAACGGATAGCGCGATTCTTAACAAATTGTTAAATGTGTTTTTGGGAGCCTATGGTTATCGGTTGGTGGCGGTGTGCGCGGGACGTCCGGGGCGGCGGGGCCGGTAATGCGCGTGCATCATCAGCGGGTCGCGCTGGCTGGCGCGCAGCAGCATCTTGACCGCCGTGCCTATTGCTGCGCCAGCGCGGTAATTCTTCCATGTCCGCAGACTGACGCCGAGGAAATCGGCGGCCTCATTGTTGGACAGACCGGTTTCATCCTGCCAGTGGTGCAGGTCTTCGACCGTGAACTCTCGCTGATCCTCGGCAATCTGATGCAGGTGCCATGCGTCAATCGCCAGATCGTCGCCGGTCAGATCGTCGCCTGCCCATTCGACGGTGGCCCCAAAGTCCGTGACGGCTGCGGTTTCCCAAACCTGCGGCGACAGGAGTGGTGCCAACAGCGGGCCTCCGGTGGAAACCCAGCCGATCAGGTTGACGCCTGATGTGCGCCCGTCGCTCCATCTGACATTCAAAACCATGTTCGGTGCCGGAGTTACATATGCGATGCGCGGCATATCCATGTCCTGATGCCTTTCTTTGGTCGGGCCGCTTCCCTAGGCGATGGGGAAGCGGGGGTTGATACGGTTCCATTCGGCGGCGATCTTAGAGCGGTGTTGTGCCGCCCACGCCATCGCGGTTTGCCCGGTGCGGCGCGGCAACTGACCGCGCAGAATTTCGAGCGTGGCGATATCGACAAGGGCCTCCGATTCCGGCGTGATGATGTGAAAATGTGGCGGAAGGTGGTCGTTGGCGTACACCCGGATGATGATGTTTCCGATTTGAACCAGCCTGCCCATACATCCCTCGCTTCGATGGGTTTAATATGGTGCAAAAATTGCACCATGTCAAGTGGTCCATCAGAAGGGAAAACCGTCAACGATGCGGGGTGAGGGCGCTTTCGAGTTGCAGGGCCGTGGCCAGCCCGCCGGTGCCGTCCATTGTGTGGGTGAGTTCCGCACACAGCCATTTTTGCGCATTGATTTCGGCCTTGAAGCCGGTGAGCGTGACCGCCGTGTCGGGGCTATAGTCTGGGCGTCCGAGGGCCAGTGTCAGGCTCAGCTTGGCCTGTGCGCGGGCTTTGCGGTTATATTCGGCCTGTGCGGCGGCTTCGGCATCGGCGCGGGTGGCATAGACCTGACGCAGGCGGGTGGCCTTTGAGGAGCCGCCTTCACCGACGCTGACGGTTTCGCGTTTGCCGGTGGCGCGGTTATGCCAGACGGCTTCGACGCCCTTAATATTGTCGCGTTCATTGCGGCCATAGTCGAATGATCCGGCGGTGTCGGTGCGGTCGATGGTGGCGGCGGGCAGGGGTTTGCCGCTGGCGGTTTCGCTGAGGCCTATGGGCGCAAAGATCAGGCGGCTTTTTTTGATCGTGGCCACGGCGTCGAAACGGCGGCCCAGAGCCTTGAGGAGCGCGGCGTCAGACATGGCACCGGCCCCAAGGGCGGGGATGATTTTGGATTTCAGGCGATCATGTACCTGAGCCGTTAGTTTGTTATCGGCGGCGATGGCGTTAAGGATGACCGACAGGGTTTTGCCGACAAAGGCCCTTTCGCGGCGTTTTTTCAGGGCATCGGTAAAATCGGCGGCGCGGGCACGGATGGTGAGCTGATCCGGCGGGCCTCTGAATTTGACCTCATCGACCAGAAAGGTTCCCTTGTCGATCAGGCCCAGCGGCAGGCCGCTGCCGCGTTCCCAGCCCAGTTCCACCGTCAATGTGACGCCGGTCGGGGGGATGGTCAGTTTACCGTCGTGGTCGGTGACGACGATATCGACCTGATCGGCCTCATCGCCCCGCGTTTCGCGCAGGGTCAGGGAGACCAGACGCGGGGCCAGACGCTCAGTCAGGTCAGTGCCGTCCAGCGTGACGCGCCATGCGGCCCTGGGGAGTTGGGGGCCGTCAGCCATTGGCCTGATCCGTTTCGGCAGGGGTGTCTTCAGATTGGGCGGCTTGCGGGGCGTCGTCTTCGGCGCGTTCGAGATCGAGGGAGAAATCCTTTTTGCGCGGCACACCGTCGATATAGAACAGGCTGGAATCGTCTTTCAGGCTACGGATAAACCAGTTGCCCATGACATTGCCCAGACCATCGAGCAGGACATAGGCATCGCCTGTATCGGCCATTTCGCGGATCTGTGTCAGTGACCCGTAGTCGCCGATCTGACCGCCATAGAGCGCGCCTGACAGGGTGATCTTATCATCCCCGACGCCGATGAACTGTGTCGCCTTGCGTGCGCCAAAGCGGTCGGTCTGCGCAAAGCGCCAGTCCTGTTGCCGCCCCATGGTGACAAAGGGCAGGGTGTCGGTTTCAAAGACGAACATGCCAAGGGTCATCAGGGCCATGATCAGTCCCTCCCGTCGGCAAAGGCCGCGCGGCCACGGGCCTCAAGGGCCTCCATATAGTCGCGGAAGGCGGCGGCCACGGCCTGAGCGATGTCCTGCGCGGACTGACCGGCAGAGGTGGTTATCGGGATGGTGATTGATCCGATCTGAATGGCGGGGGCAGCGGCAAGGGGCGTGCCGCCGGTGGCACCCGCAGCGGCTGGGGCACGGGCCAGGGTGTTACCGAGCGACACCTGATCGGTAATTGTGGCGGATATGCGGGCCATGCGGCTTATGGGGGCATCCTGTGAACGGGTCAGCCCCAGATTAAGCCCCTCGTTCATGTATTCGCCCAGCCGCATCATGACGCGCGACGGCGATTTGATTTTGGCCTCATCCTTAAAGGCGGCGACACCGGCCTTTGCGGCCCGGCGGAATATGTCACCCAGTGGCCCCATCTTATCGAGGATGCCATTGATCAGGCCCTGTATCATATCGCCGCCCACCTGTTTCAGCTTATCCTTATGTTCGGCCAGCAGATCGAGGAGCTTTGTCAGGGCGGTTAATATCCAGCCCGCCGGGGTGAATTTCATAAACAGGTCTTTGAAGAAATCGAACCCTTCGGAAAAGGGGCCTTTGATGTCGTTCCAGATGCCGCCGACAAAGGCTATGAGGTCGGTAAAGCCTTGTCTTATGGGGTGTAGCAGTTCCGCATAAAGAGCGCCCCAGAAGGCCGCAAAAAAGGCGGTGATGGCTTTCCAGTTATCCATGATCCATTTCGCACCGCCTGCCACAGCCTTGAACAGGGGCATAATCAGGCGCACGATCATGCCGAAGCCTGTGAATTTGAGGAAATTATCCCAGACGGCGATGGCCGCTTTTTTCAGCGTGTCGAAGTGCTGGACGGCAAGATAGATCACGCCACCGATAGCGGCCACAGCGGCAATGACGGCCAGCACAGGCCACAGGGTCGCCCAGGTCGTGATCCCCAGAGCGCCAAATGCATAGGTGGCGGCCCCGGCGGCAATCCCTAAGGCCCCCAGAAGTGTGACCAGACCGGCGGCAGCGGCAACAAAGACTGTGATGCCGCCTGCGAGGGCGGGGTTGGCTTCGGCCCATTTACGGAAGCCAGAGGCCACGGGGCTGATAAAAGTGGCGATGCCCTTGATGGCAGGCGTCAGGCCCTGACCGATCTGGGTATCCAGTGCCTTGAGGGAATTGACCGCCAGTGTCACCGCCCCTTCGGTGCCACCGGTTTTGTTCTGAAATTCCTTCAGCATACTTCCGGCATACTGGCTTTCGTCACCGACCATGGCAAAATTGGTTTTCAGTTGGTCGAGACCGGTGAGCATGGGGGCAATTGCGGCGACGGATTCGGAGCCGAACAGCTGGGTCAGGGTGCTGGCCTGCGCATCGGGCGACAATTGGCTGAGGCGTGTCATGACATCGAGGATGGTGCCTTCGGCATCCGTCTGCATGGATCTGGCCACGGTTTGCGCGCTCAGGCCGAGTTTTGCAAAGGCCGTTTGCTGGGCTTTGGTGGCGGCGGTGCCCTTGGTCAGGGCCAGCATCATGTTTTTAATGCCGGTGGCCCCGACTTCGGATTCCACGCCGGTTTTGTTCAGCACCTGTGACAGGGCGGCCAGACCGCCGGAGCTGACGCCTGCGACCTTGGCCAGCGGGCCGATGCGGGTGACCATATCCGCCACCGCCCCGACATTGCCACCAAAGGTATCGGTCAGGGCGTTGATCTGATCGCCCAGCTTCACGGTTTCGGTCTGGGTCAGGCCAAAGGCCACGCGCCATTTCGACATGGTTTCGCCCGCTTCCTCGGCGGTTGTGTCGAAGGCGGTGCCCATGCGCGCGGCGTCTTCGGTAAAGGCCATCAGTTCCTTACGGGCGTCGTCTTCGCGGCCTGCATTGAGGGCGTCACGGCCCACGCCGGAACGGGCCGCTGCGGCAGAGATTTGCGCCAGACCTTCGACCGTCATGGGGATGCGGGTGGTCATGTCCAGAAGGTCAGAATTGATAGACTGAAGGCCTTTGGGGGTGAAATCCATAACCTTTTTGATGTCGGCCACAGCGGATTCGAGGGTGATGGCATCTTTGGCCGCCATGACCAGTGGCGCGCCCATGGCCACACCTGCGCCCAGTGCGCCAGCCCCCATGGCCGTCATTTTGCCGCCGGCTGATTTGAAGGCCTCATTACGTTTTTTGGCGGCGGTGAGCGCGTCCAGTTTTTGTTGCTGTTCGGACAATGCACGGTTGGCCGCCTGTGCGCGCTGGGTCAGGCGGGCCTCATGGCCGGTGAGGTCGTTCAGATCGACACCGGCCTCTCTCATTTTCCGCGACAGTTCCTGAAGGGCGGTTGCTGACCTCTGATGGGTGGCCTGAAGGCGCTCTTCGATGATGGTGGCCCGTTGTAATTGCTTATGCATCTTTTCGGTCGGCACCCCCAGCCGCCCGATTTCTTCGCGCAATTCACGGGTTTTCGCCTGCTGTTTGGCGAGGGCCGAGGCATGTTTTTCGGCGCGTGCGGTCAGGTCGCGGTGTTTGGCCAGCTGGTTTTGGGCGATCTCAAGGGCATCAACTTCTTTCTTGGCCGCAGATAAGGCTTTGCGGGTTTTGTCCGTTTGCCCGCCTATGGATTTAAGCGGGCCGGTCAGTTTGTCGAGGGCATCAAAGACCAGTTGAATGCGCAGGTTACGGTCACTCATTGTTTTTTCTCAGAGCGGGCAGCGGCTTCGGTGCGCCAGTGCATCAGTTCAGACGGGCGCATGGGATCAGTCACCGGTGGCGACCAGTGGAAGACCATGAACAGGTCAGCCATCGCCGCGTCTATTCGGTCGGGGAGTCCGGCCTCAGACGCTTCGGCAGCAAAAAATTGCCGACCTCAGCCCCCAGCGCGAGCAGGTCGGAGGGCAGCAGGGCCTCGACTTCCTGAGGCGTCAGGCGTGGCAGGGTGATGCGGGGCAGAAGTTTGATGAGGGTGTCCACCTGAAGCTGACCGGTTTCGATCAGGGACAGGCCGCGCAGTTCGCCGGAATTGGGACGGCGCAACTGAATGTCGGTCAGTTCCGTGTCACCCCGTTTGACGGGCTGATCGAGGGTGACCTTAATGAATACGGGATCATTGGTTTTATCAGTGGAGGTGTCGGACATGAGGGGTGCGCTTTCGTAGGGAAAAGGCCGCGCCGGTTTTTCCGGCGGGCCACAGTTTCAGGAGGGGAAGGTTTAGAGGCCGATCATGCGGCGGGCTTCGGCCAGCAGATCAATGCCATTGACCCTATGGACGTGGTTCAGGACGTCGATTTCAATGGCGGTGCGTCCGTCTTCGACCTGACGGTAATAGGTCAGGCTCATCTTGGTGGTTTCTTCGCCGACTTCGCCGACCTTGTCTTCGCCGCTGTCGAGTTCGGCGATGCGTCCGCGCACATAGATTTCGGTGTTTGTCCAGCCGCCATCGTCGCGTTGGTAGGCACCGGAAAAACGCACCGCATTGCCGTCGATCAGCACCTGACCGACCTTGGTGGCCAGACCGACGCTATGGCCCGCGGTTTTGAATTCACATTCCAGCTTGGTGCCGCCCAGATCGAGATCGACGGGGCGATCAAATGCGCCGCGATATTCTTCCATCTGACGGCCCAGTTTCGGGCGGGTGAAAGCGGTGACTTCGCCCAGCCAGCGCCCGCCGTCAATGTGGACGTCCATGAGTTTGAGGATACGGGGTAAGGCCATGTGTGTGGCTCCTTAGGCTACGGCCAGATTGGCGTAATATTTGTCGGTGATGCGCTGATTGAGGGTCAGGCTTTCGAGCGGGGCGCAGGGGGTGAAGTCATAGTCGATGACCAGTTTGCCGCCCGCCAGATCGGCGGCAGGGTTTGAAGCCGGATCGTACCAGGCGGTGGCCCCGATGAGGCGGCCTTCGCGTTGCAGGCGTCCGAACAGGGTGTTGATCGTGTCAACAATGTCTTTGATGAGTACCGTCGTGATCGGTTTGTCGATGGCCCAAGCGAGGCCCTGACCGATGGTGTCGCGCAAGACCTGCGCCGTGCGCACGGTGCTTTCGAAGCCGAACAGGGGATCATCCGAGGTGGTGCGGTTGCCCCAGAACCTGAAGCCGTCCAGTTTGATCAGGGCGGTGATATCGGCATCATTGAGCAGCTTGGCTTCGCCCTGATCACCGGCAAGGTCGAAAAACACATCACGGCTGAGGCCCGTCACGCCCTGAATGCCGACATTGGACAGGGTTTTGTGCCAGCCGGTTTCCTGATCAATATAGGCCCTGAGGCCCAGGGCGCGGGCCACGGCATCGCCTGAGAAGCCCGTGAAATCCGGCCAGAGCAGCATCAGTTCACGTTGGCTGAAGTTTTCGCGGTAGAGGGTGGCGGCGGCAACGTCATCGCCAATGGCGCGGGCATAGGCCATGCCGTTCAGTTTTTTGGCGATGGCGACCATTTCCGTTGTCACGGCCTGAGTGTCCAGACCCGGCGCGCCGATGATGCGCGGGCGGGCCATGCCGCGCCCTTCGGCAGCCAGCAAGGCCTTGAGGCCGGTCATGCGCCCCGCCACCACGCCGCCGATGACATTGGCGTCTGTGGTTTCGCCTTCCTCGTCTTCGGGGTCGCCTTCTTCGACGCGCACGACAATGGCGGTGGGGCTGACCTGATCGGCAATGGCCTCAAGGGTTTTGGCGAGGGTGCCGCCTTCGCCCGCCTTATCCAGCGCGGCATAGATGTCGGTGATTTGCACCGGCTCATTGAGCGGGAAGGCCGTGGCATCGGCGTCGGGCGCGGTGGCGACCAGACCGATTACGGCGGTTGAGGCCGTGGCCAGCGTACGGACGCCGGTGCTGATCTCATTGGTTTTAATGCCGTGATGGACGGGCATCGGGGTGTCTCCTAAACATTTATGGAAAATGAAAACGGGGTGGGCTGGGGCAGATCGAGGCGCAGGGCGTCGATGGACAGGGTGGCGGCCCCCGCGGCATCCGGCGGGCGAAAGGCGACCCGTGTGACCTTCAGGCGCGGTTCCCAGCGTCCGATAGCAATGGCCGTGGCGGCACGGATCAGGGCGGACAGGGCCGGAGATGCCGGTTGATCCATCAGCGCAATCAGGGATGCGCCATAATCGCGCCGCCACGGCATGGACCCAAGGGGCGTGGTCAGGATGTCGGCCACACACTGAATGATGTGGGCTGTGGCATCGAGGGCTTTGCCGGTCATCCGATCCATGCCAATAACCACGGGCATTATTCCGGCCCCCCTGTTTTGGCGAGGCCCGCCGCGACATTGCCGTGCTTGTGGGTTTGCAGGCTGATGTCGCCTGCCGTGATGTCGCCCGTGGCGTCGATTTTGCCGGTCACCGTCAGGTCGCCGGTCAGGTTGACATTGGCGGTGATGTCGATGTCGGCAGGGGCGGTGATGATCAACTTACCGCCGGTCAGGCCCAGCGTCATGACATGGCCATCAGGGTCGTAATCCAGCGTCGAGCCATCGGGAAATCTGATGCGGAACAGATTGCCGGAGGCAGGGGCCGGAAAGGCGTCACATTCCATGCCGCGCAGGATCAGGCCCGCGCCAATATCCCCTTCGGGGCAGAGGAGGACAACCTGTTCACCGGCGGCGGCAGGGATATGGACACCGAACAGACCGGCAAAGGACAGCCAGCGCACGGGCGGCGAGGTGATATCGCCGCATTGAACCGTGGCGGTACGCGCCTCATTATCGACCGCCGCAAGGGTGCCGTAACGGATCATGTCGCCAAGCAGGCCGGTGGGGTCGTCAGATAAACGCATGGCCGCACGATTGACGGGCGGCCATGACATTAAAAGCGCGGGCCGTTTTGAAGGCGGAGATCAAAACAATCAGTCTTCGGCGCCCGCTTCGGCTTCGGGGTCTTCGACCGGTTCAGGCTCAGGCTCAGGCAGGTTCTGAATGACGCCCAGATCGATTTTATGCCTGACGCCATTACCGACGGCGCCCACGCGCTCAGAGGTGGCGGCGGGGTCATAGTCACCGGTGGCCTCATCATGGCAGGCATTGACGCAGCGGGTGTGGGTGACACCGGCATAGTCGAATGTGACAGACACCTGACGGGTGTCGGGATCATAGGCGTGGATGGTGATGTGCATAGGAGGCTCCTTTTTTGGTGGTGGCGGCCGGAGGAGAATCAGGCCGCGTAGGCGATAGCGATCCACATGATGTCGATGGTTGGATTGCCGGAAATGTTGTTGTTGGCGACGGTCATTTGCGTGGCCGTCGGGGTGCCGATGACCTCAGCATAGGCGTCCGTTGTCCGGACATAGGACGAGCGGCGAGGGCCGACCATGTACCAGTGCGGGGCGCGCGCGAAGGGCTCGGGAAATGTGACTATGGTCGTATCATCGGCAGGGGCG